TTCCTTCATAATTTTTGGAGCGTGCACTTTATGGGCTGTATCAAACTTCATGAATTTTCTTATTCAATTCAAGATGAGACAAGAGATTAAGAAACAGTTTGAGCATTATCTGGATCCGCGCATGGTTCGAAAGCTTCAAAAAGACCCAGGCTTGTTAAAACTTGGTGGTGACCGTAGAGACATGACTTTTCTTTTTTCTGACATTCGAGGATTTACACCAATCTCTGAAAAGTTTAAAGAACACCCCGAAGGACTCGTTGAACTTATAAATAAATTTCTTACAAACCAAACTGATATAATACTCAAACATGGTGGTACAGTTGATAAATATATGGGAGACTGTATTATGGCTTTTTGGAACGCGCCACTGGATGACCCAAATCACGCAGAAAATGCAATACGAGCAGCTGTTGAGATGAGAGAAGAACTGGATACCTTGAATGCAGAACTGAAAAAAGATGGCATTGAAATACTTACAGGTATTGGAATAAATAGTGGGCCTTGCATTGTAGGAAATATGGGGTCTACTACTCGATTTGATTATTCGGTAATCGGTGATGCAGTAAATCTTGCGTCCCGGCTAGAAGGGCAATGCAAAGATTTTGAAACAGATTTAATTATTTCAGAGAATACTCGAAAACTTGCCCCCAATTTCAGTTATGGTAAATTAGGTTCCGTTACAGTTAAGGGCAAGACTGAAGCCGTAACTATTTATACCACACCAAAAATAGGTCTTGACAATTCGTCTGACTTTTACTATAATACTTAAATGGCTACAAAAAGGAAAAAATCTACGAAGAAAAAATCCGTGCCTACTAATAAAAAGCTGTATGCACGTGTAAAAGCGGCCGCAAAAAGAAAATTTGCTGTCTACCCTTCTGCGTATGCAAATGGGTGGTTAGTAAAGACTTATAAGGCCAAAGGCGGAAAGTACCGCAGGGGATAATACCATGCCAATGGGAAAAGGAACATACGGAAAGAAACGAGGTCGTCCAGCTAAAAAGGGCAAGAAAAAGAACGGCAAGAAAGGTTTAACTGCTGCTCAAAAGAAACTACCACCAGCTCTTCAAAAAGCAATTATGAAGAAAAAGAAGAAGGGCTGAGGCTCTAAGAGATAAACCGTGAGTTTAACTAAGTGGTTTAAAGAAAACTGGGTAGATATTTCAAGACCAAAGAAAGGTGGTGGCTTTGAGAAGTGTGGCCGCACTAAGTCTGGTAAGAAAAAGTATCCTAAGTGCGTACCCGCTGCGAAAGCAGCGCGTATGACTCCCGCACAAAGAAAGTCTGCGATTCGGCGTAAAAGAGCCGCAGGCAATCCTGGTGGTAAGCCTCGAATGGTAAAAACTTTTGTAAAACCTCGTAGACAGAAGAGAGGTAAGAAGCGCTAATGGCGGGTATATCAGCTCCCCCTTCTTTTGGAAAAGAAGTACGGAGAAAGAAGCGGAGAAAGAAACGTGGCCGTAAAAAGAAAAAGAGCTAAGAAAAAAGACCCTCGTTTAGCGCGAGCAAAAGTTTCTGGCTACAATAAGCCTAAAAGAACTCCTGGCCATCCGAAGAAATCTCATATCGTAGTGGCAAAAGTTGGAGCAAAAGTAAAAACAATTCGATTTGGTCAGCAGGGTGCAAAAACTGCGGGCAAACCGAAAGCCGGTGAGAGTGAAGCAATGAAGAAAAAGCGTGCTTCATTTAAAGCGCGTCATGCAAAAAACATTGCAAAGGGTAAGATGTCAGCAGCTTACTGGGCGGATAAAGTCAAGTGGTAAAAAGATTACAAAAAGACTCTCACTATAATGAATTTGACTTAGACGGCGATGGAACTGTGTCAGATGAAGAAATAAGAAGGTCTCAGGATATGCTTGAGATCGAGCTTCGGGAAGAAAAGTCCGAGGCTCAAAAAAGAATGGCTTGGGTAGCAATGGGTTCAATGATTGTATTTAGTGCAGCATTATTTACGCCCTTTGTTGCCGAAAGTCGGGTGGCAGCACTAGCAGACTTACTTGGACTGTTTTATATAGCTCAAGCAGGTGTAGTTGGTGCGTACATGGGTGTCTCAGCTTGGATGAGTAGAAAATAATGAAAGATCCTATATTTTTAGAATACTTAAATGAAAATTTTACTTATAAGTACGATAAGAACGAGTACGGGGTTAGAGACGCTTGGTATGTGATGAAACAACTTCCGTTCGACGGAGACTGTGAGGATTACTCTCTAACTTATCTTTGGAATGTGTCAAAGAGAAGTTACTTAGTGATGTTCTACAATTTAATCTTCGGAAAAGCAAAAATTTGTTTCTGTAGAGTAAGGGGCGAAGGGCATGCAGTCCTTCGGCATAATGGGGAATACTTGGACAACATTCAAAAGAAATGGTGCTCCAAAGAATACCTCGAAGACCGAGGCTATGTGTTTCACGACAAATGGTTTTGGTGGAATGTTGTCGCAGTAAAGTTACTACAAGGATGGTACTATGCAAAGCGAGACAGAATTAGATAAGATTCTTGATCTCATTGAGGAGCAGAAGAAAAGTCTTCGACCCAATGAAAATGAAGAAGAAAATCTAACAGAGTTCGAATACTGTAGAAAATACAGTAAAACTAGATCAATGCCACAGGACTAATTATGGCAATACAGATAAGCCGCGCTGATATTATATCAGACTACTTTCTCGAATATCCCACTGATGATAAATTCTTAAAGCTCCCTGTGGAGCCTTATTTGGATTTATTAAGTATTACAGCATTACCTTCCCAGGTAGCTATAATTAATGGGACAAACAGCCCGAAGTATCGGTTTGTTTGCGCGGCTGTATCTCGTAGGCAAGGAAAGACCTACATTGCAAATATTATAGGACAGCTTGTATCATTGGTACCGAATTCCAATATTCTCATTATGTCTCCCAATTACTCACTATCCCAGATTTCATTTGATTTACAAAGAACCTTAATTAAACACTTAGATTTAGAAGTTGTAAAAGACAATGCGAAAGATAAAGTTATAGAACTTTCTAACGGCTCTACTATTCGTATGGGTTCTGTAAATCAAGTGGATTCTTGTGTTGGCCGCTCTTATGATTTAATTATATTTGACGAAGCAGCTCTCGCAGATAGTAGAGATGCCTTTAATGTAGCACTTCGTCCTACACTTGATAAAGACAACTCGAAGGCACTTTTTATCTCTACCCCTCGAGGACGTAATAACTGGTTTTCAGAATTTTTTGAAAGAGGTTTTAATGATGAGTTTCCAGAGTGGGTCTCTATTCGTGCGACTTATAAAGATAATCCTCGAATGTCTGAAACGGATATTGCGGAAGCACGAAAAAGTATGTCCGAGGCTGAGTTTCGTCAAGAGTACGAAGCCGACTTTAATACCTATGAAGGACAAGTTTGGAACTTTAACTTTGAAGAGTGTATAGGCTCTTTTGAGGAAATGAATACAGAGGGTATGGATGTATTTGCAGGGCTTGACGTAGGCTATCGTGACCCTACTGCTTTTTGTGTAATTGCATACTCTTGGGACGAAGAAAAGTTTTTTGTACTAGACGAATACTTTGATGCGGAGAAAACAACAGAACAACATGCAATGGAAGTGCGTCGAATGATTGATAAATGGGATATAGACTATATTTATATTGACTCAGCCGCTCAGCAGACACGATTCGACTTTGCACAAAATTACGATATTAGTACTATAAATGCAAAAAAGTCTATACTAGATGGAATCGGACATGTAGCCGGCATAGTTGATAATGACCGATTACTTGTAGACCAAAGATGCCAAGAAGTCCATCAAGCCTTAGACCAATATCAATGGGACCCCAATCCGAATTTGCTGCGAGAAAAGCCAAAACACAACAGAGCATCTCATATGGCGGATGCTCTTCGCTACGCATTATATTCATTTGAAACAGCAATGACAGGCTTTTAGAAGACACCTACTCAAAAATAATGTTTGACAACATACCTTATTTATACTAAAATTACGGGTATTAAAAATGGACTTGAAAAGAGACATCGTAAAATACATAAGAGACAAAGCAAAGAACAAATATGAAAAAGGCACTGAGTGCTATATTTGCTCTTATACGGAGAAACTAGATTTTCACCATTTTTATAGTCTAAGTCCCTTAGTACATAATTGGATTAAAAAGAACGACCTTTTGCCAGAAAACATTCTCTCTTTTAGAGAAGACTTTATAGAAGAGCACTGGGCCGAGCTATATGAACACACAGTCACATTGTGCCATAAACACCATTTACAGTTACATTCAATTTATGGAAGAGACCCAAAACTCACAAGTGCAAAAAAGCAACAGCGTTGGGTAGAGATACAGAGAGAAAAGCATGGCATGGTATGACAGAATTTTAGGTAGACAGCCTGAAGCGGATGAGGAGAAGTTAAATCCTGCTCAATCGTACTATGACCACAAAACAGAACCCTCTCGAGAGCTTTCATATAAGTATGAAAGGTCTTATGAAGACTTAGAAATTGTTAACAGAGGCGTAAACCTTATTGTTGATGATGCAGCAGAAATTCCCACAGCAGTAGGGCCGCAAATACAGGGAATGCAAAGTGTAGTAAAAGGTATAAAGCGGTCTAAAATTTCTTTACTACTAAACAAGGAGCCTAATCCATTTCAAGACATTAGCACATTTCGTCGTAATTTAATAACGGATTTTTTACTTGACGGAAACATCTTTATTTATTTTGATGGGGTGCATTTATACCATTTACCTGCAGGTAAGATGACTATTCACGCAAGTGAGTCTACTTACATAGAAAAGTTTACTTTTAATGAGCAAGTAAGTTATAAGCCCAGCGAAATTATTCATGTGAAGGATAATTCTTTTTATTCTATCTATAGAGGTATCTCCCGCCTAAAACCCGCACTACGAACAATGCAACTAATGACTTCTATGAGAAGGTTTCAAGATAACTTCTTCTCAAATGGAGCAGTACCAGGTTTAGTATTAAAAACACCCAATACCTTATCAGAAAAAATTAAAGAACGAATGATTCAATCTTGGAACATTCGTTACCGTCCAGATACAGGAGGTCGTAGACCCCTTATATTGGATGGCGGTTTAGAAATAGACCAGATAGCAAATGTAAACTTTAGAGAACTAGACTTTCAAGCAGCAATTGAAGAAAACGAAAAAATTATTTTAAAAGCACTTGGAGTTCCGCCCATAATGTTGGACTCCGGCAATAATGCAAACATTCGACCAAATATGCGAATGTACTACTTAGAAACTGTATTGCCGATAGTTCGTAAACTAAACTTTGCATTAGAAAGATATTTTGGGTTTGAAGTACGGGAGGATGTTACAGATATTCCTGCACTTCAGCCCGAGCTTCGAGACCAAGCGCAGTATTATTCTGCGTTAGTAAATACGGGGATTATATCTCCGAATGAAGCAAGAGATCATTTAGGGTTTGAGGCAGTCGAAGGATA